AGACCTTGAAACTAAGGAGCAGGAGATGTTAGCTGCTAAAGACTTAGTTGCAGGTGATCTACCAACAGATCGTATTCAACCCGTACCTGCAAGTAAGGCAAGCCCCAACACAAAGCTAGACAAGTCCTGTCAGTTTTGCGAGTATAAGAAAATTTGCTGGCCTAACTTACGTATGTTTAAATATTCTTATGGAACGGAGTATCTTGTCCATGTAGAAAAAGAACCCAAGGTTGATGAGGTGTTCGATGACAAGGGCAGCTAAAGCCAAGGGTCGAACTGGGCAGAACGAAATTAGGGATGAGTTACTGAAGACCTTCCCCGAGCTTGAACCTGATGACGTTAAGTCCACTACTATGGGAGACACTGGGGAAGATATCCAGCTGTCTCCCGCAGCTAGGAAAAAGATTCCCATTACGATTGAGGTCAAACGTAGAAAATCTGGTATGAAAATGGCCTACGACTATATCGAGCAGGCTCGTAAGCATGGTAAGGGGGAGCCAGTCGTGTTCTTTCGTGCTGACAGAAAAGAGTGGATTACAATGGTCAGTCTTGATCACTACATGGAGTTATTAAAGAGATGGAAGTAAAAATATGGGGAGTTACGGAAGGTCCAATAGGCATTGAAGAAGTCGATGACGAAGACCTTGAGTATGCTCCCGAGGGGTCTAACTATTTTATGGTCTGCAAAACAGAAATCGACGGGGAGATTCATGAGGATAATTTTTGGTTTGAGGACTTCGATGATGCTTACGAATGGAAGAAGCATTTTACGAAGAACATAGATCCAATTATCATTGACATGGCCAGTCGTCCTGAGTATAACTAGGGGTTCTTGCTCATGAGATTCGAGCTAAATATGATAATAAAAGTTGATCCAGAGGCAAACTTTCTGGAGACATTTGGGGATAACACTGATGTGGTGTTAGAGTTAGTACAGGCAAGTTTGTACGATATTGATGACATAGTTGTGGAAGAATGTGAGGTTAAACATGATAAGTCAAGATGACATAGATGTATTTAAACGTTTTAATGATACAGACTATCTGATGAATGAATATCAGAATATGGCTGCAGCTACTGCTATTTATAAGCAGGAACACGCAGTGATCTACCCTGCACTTGGCCTAGCTGCAGAGGCAGGTGAGGTAGCCAATAAGGTCAAGAAGATTATGAGGGACGGTACATTTGACCGTCAGGCTATTGCAGATGAGGTCGGAGATTGCCTGTGGTATATTGCCGCCCTATGCCGTGATCTAAATGTAGACCTCAGCATGATTGCAAATGAGAACTTAGAAAAGTTGTATAGTAGAAAACAACGTGGAAAATTATCAGGATCGGGGGATAATAGATGAACATTCCAAACATAGAAATAGAGTACGGACCAACTCTCCCAATCTCGGAAGAGATTCATGCGATGAAATATCGCAGTAAGGGTGAGGTGTTTAAAGAGGCAATGACTCGTGTTGCTGAGTCACTTAAGGATAGTGAAGCACATTTTCAGAACTTTCGGAGTATCTTGTATAACCAACGGTTTTTACCTGCGGGTCGGGTACAGTCAGCTATGGGTGCACCAAGACGTGTAACACCTTACAACTGTTTTGTATCTGCTACTATTGACGATAGTATGGATGGTATCATGGAAGCTGCTCGTCGTGCAGCAGAGACTATGCGTCTCGGTGGCGGTATCGGTTACGACTTCTCTACCCTACGTCCACGAGGTACACTGATCAAGTCACTTGATTCTAAATCCTCTGGCCCCCTATCGTTTATGGGCATCTTTGATGCTGTATGCCGTACCATTGCATCAGCAGGTCACAGACGTGGAGCACAAATGGGTGTACTACGTGTAGACCATCCAGATATCGAGGAGTTCATTAGGGCAAAGAATAACAGTGACACACTGACACAGTTTAATATTTCTGTGGGTGTTACTGACGAGTTTATGCAAGCTGTGAAAGACGACAAAGACTTCAATCTGAAGTTCAAGGGACGTGTTCACAAAACTGTAAGTGCTCGTGCTCTTTGGGATGATATCCTACGTTCTACATGGGATTGGGCAGAGCCAGGTATCTTGTTCATTGACCGCATCAACAGAAAGAATAATCTCTGGTACGTGGAAAAAATTGCTGCCACCAATCCATGCGGTGAGCAACCACTACCACCTAACGGTGCATGTCTACTTGGTTCATTTAACTTAACTAAGTATGTGCTTGAGCATGATGGAAAGTATGTCTTCAACATAAATCAACTTCGTAACGATATCCCACACGTTGTTCGTGCTATGGATAATGTAGTTGATCGTGCAACATACCCCTTGAAGGAGCAAGAAGAGGAAGCCAAAAGTAAAAGGCGGATGGGCCTTGGTGTCACTGGTGTAGCAAATGCTATCGAAGCACTGGGGTTTGACTACGGCAGTGAGAGGTTTCTACAGACTCTTGAAGAGATCATGGGAGTAATCAGGAATGTCTCTTATCGTACATCAGTGGAACTGGCTCTTGAGAAAGGTGCCTTCCCCCTCTATAATGATAAGTATCTTGAATCTGATTTTGCTAAAACTCTTCCTGCTGATATCCGCAACCTTATTGGTAGTCATGGCATACGTAACAGTCATCTTCTATCAGTTGCTCCAACAGGAACGATCAGCTTGTCAGCCGATAACGTCTCTTCAGGAATTGAACCAGTCTTTTCCCATTACTACGACCGTACTATCCAAACCTTCGATGGGCCAAGAACAGAACGAGTAGAGGACTACGGCTACCGTGTGTTTAATATTAAAGGTAAAACTGCTGACGAGCTATCCGTGTTTGATCATGTAAAAGTATTAAACGTTGCTTCTCGTTTTGTAGACTCAGCTTGCTCTAAGACCTGCAATGTCGGTGCTGACATAACATGGGAAGATTTCAAGAAAGTCTACATGGATGCATATGACGGTGGTGCTTCTGGCTGCACAACATTCCGTGCAGCAGGTAAACGATACGGCATTCTTAATGCCTCTGCATCAGAGGATGTCGTGGAGGAAGCCCCAGTAGAAGAAGCACAAGACTTTGTAGATGAAGGCGGTGCTTGCTACTTCGACCCTACTACAGGCTTACGCCAGTGTGAGTAATTCCCGCAGAAGGAAGTTGGGGCAAGTACCATCACCCTGCGTAAAGACTTGTCGAATAGGTGAGGACAATCTTTGCGTGGGGTGTAAAAGAACTCTTGACGAAATACGTGATTGGCGTATTATGTCTGAGTACGAGCAAGGTAAGTTGTTACACGAGTTAAAATGGAGAAAGGAACAGGGTACATGAAAAGAACTAATAGACCCTTCAGTAAATCTTTATACGAGGCATACGATCAAAAGGCTAAGGAAAAGCTGGTAGGCTACCTCCAAGGCAAAGGTCATTTGATTATGAATGACAAAGAGGACTACAACGTTGACGTTGTTTCAAAGAAGAATGACTTTATGTACTTCAATGAGGCTGAAGTTAAGGTAGCATGGGATGGAGATTGGCCACCACACTGGCACGAGATTCGTATTCCTGCACGTAAACGTAGGCTAGTCGAAAAGTATAAAGACGAAAATGGAGTGCTTAACTTCTATGTTTTTAATAAAGACTTGACCAAGGCTTGGCGTATCAAAGATACCTTAATGACCGATGAGACAATCAAAGAGGCTAAGGGTAGAAACATCTGGCGTGGTGAAACTTTCTTTCATATCCCCTACACAAAAGCAGAACTGGTAGAACTATGAATGACAATGTAAATAACCCCCAACACTACGGTCAGGGGTCTATTGAGTGCATTGATTATATCAAAGATTTTCTCGGTGACGATGAACTTACAGGTTACTTTCGGGGTAACATTGCTAAGTACTTACACCGATGGCGATATAAGAATGGTATCGAAGATCTGAAGAAAGCTCAGTGGTATCTTGAAGCACTTATCCAACATCAGTCAAAAAAATAGGGGGGCACTTGGCCCCCCTTAACTTATTGAACTACTTTGTTCCAGTCGTCATAGGTATCAACAAGATTTTTAATCTTCAACAGTTGTTGATAACCATCCTCCATCTCTAATATCTGCTCCATCTTTTGATCGTAGGTATCGGTACTTCCAAATTCAAATGGTAAGAGTTCTAATACCTTTTCTACTACTTTTTTCTTATTGCTCAGTTTTCTTACAACATCCATTGTTTGAGGAACTTGGCCACCATTTTCCATCTGATTGACTACCATAGCTTTGGCACCCTCTCTAACCTCATTTAGTACAAGTTCTTTTTGATCTTGCCGCATCTTGAAGTAATCAGGATACTTAGCCATAGC